GCGATGACGCGATGCTCGAAGCGATGCCGACCATGGAGTTGCGGAACGCTTCGTTGGTTGCCATGCTGTAGGCGAAGATTGCCGCGAAGGCGGTGATTGCCGCGACAGCGACCGCAGCAGGCGCGGAAAGCGCCAGAAACCCAGTGGCAACGCCCTTCAGAGCCGGAACGATGCCGCCCGTAAGCGAGTTGGCAAGCGCGCCGAGCACGGGAATCTGCCCGATGAGGCCGCCAAGCGACACGGCGGCTAGGCCGGCCAAAGCGGCGGCGGCCACCTTTCCGCCCGTACCGAGCTGCGAGAGGTCTACGCCCTGGATCTTTTCGGCCAGGCTATCGAGGAACCCGCACACCTTCTCGACCGCGCCGCCGGTGCGCGTCAGGTTGCCCTGCGCGTCGTAGGTGACGCCCAGGAACTCGCCGAAGGCCACGGTGAGCGGCTTCAGCGCCGCACGGCACGAGTTCAGTACGCCTCGTATGGAGTTGAACACAGGGATGGCGGAGTCCTTGAGCGGAGTCATCCAATCCTGGCCGATTTTCGAGAGCGCGGCCTTCATGTTCGCCATGGAGCCGGTGAAGGTCTCGTTCGCCGCCTTTGCCGAATCGCCGAACGCGGAATACATGGCGTCGGAGAAGGTTTGGAAGTCGATCTTGCCAGCCGTGACCATCTTGGAAACCTCGTCGGAGGACTTGCCCAAGTAGGTCGACAGCGTGGAAATCGCGTTGATGCCTCGGTCGGTGAACTGCGCGACCTGCTCGCCGGAGAGCTTGCCGTTCGCGGCCACCTTGGCCCAAATCGAGGAGAGGTCGCCCAAGTCCTGGCCGAACGTGGCGGCTGTGCCCACGCAGCCGTTCAGAGCCTTTTCCATGTCGTTGCCGGCGGCGACGCCAGATGCGGCGAGCTGGGCGCACGCCTGCGCGGCGGTGTCGAAGCCGAACGCCGTTCCGTCAACTGATTGCTGGATTGTGCTGTAGAAGTCGCTCCATTCGAGCTTCATGCCCTTGAACATCGTCTGGGCCTTCTCGATGTTCAAGGCGCGGCTCATGCCGCCGGTGGCGGCGAGCGTGGTAACGCCTGCGGTAACCGTTCCGATGGCGTTGCCAATTGACTTCGCAACGCTGCCGAAGCTGTTCGCGAAGTATCCCGCCACCTGCGAGCCGACGCCCTTGGCCGTCTCGGTGAGGCCCTTGAGCTTCGATGCGGAGCCATCGACGCCCGAGTCGAAGTTCGAGCCGTCGTAGGTTCCCTTGGCGGAGAGAACGTAATCAGCCATTCAGCTTGCCTCCTCCCCAAGGCGTCCATGGCGGGTTCTTTCGGTGCTGCTCCTTCAGCGCGTCGATCTCCTCGTAGGTGAAGGAGTCCTCGCTGAACGAGCCGTTGCGCTTCTTCCAGAGCTTGTGGCGCTTCTTGGACAGGCAGTTGGCTACCGCCACCTGCACGGCGTCCTTGAAGAGGTTCGATTGGCTGACGGTCACGGTCTCAAGCTCTTTGCGCACGAACGCGAGCTGCACGGGCGTGTGCTGCGCGTACTGCTCGTAGTCCCAACCGAGCCTGGCGGCGAAGAACGCGAAGTCGGCCTCCCTGCGGAACAGGGTGGCATCTTGCGCGGCTTCGCCGCTTTTCGGCTTGGCGGTGAAGTAGTCGAAGCCGGTGAGGCGCGTTAGGGCTAGTTCCCTGCGCCCTTGAATAAAAAAGCGCAGTCGCGCTGAAGCGCCATCATTACGGCCTGGAACACGACGGGGTAGCCGTTCGTGTCGATGAGCTTGTTCACGATCTCCTCGGCCTTCTGCGGCAGGAAGTAGCCGCCGCCCTGCACCTTCAGGCCGTAGCCTGCGATGGCCGCAAGCTCCTTGAAGGTGAACATGCCGTCGTTCTTGTAGAACGAGGCGATGATGGGCGTGTGGCGCTCCTCGTAGAGGTCGATGCGCTTGCGCGAGAATCGGATCTCGCAGACGTGGCCGCGCACGGTGAAGGTCTGCGGCTCCATGCTCTCGGGGTCTTGTTCAAGCTCGTTCACGATGTCTTCGGTTTCTGCGGCATCTGCGGCGGAATCCTCAAGGAATGCGTCGAGTTCGGTGTCTTCTGTCATTGGTCAGGCTCCTTAGCTGTTGGAAACGGTGATGGTGGCTGCGGTGATCTGCTCCTCGGATGCGGTCTCGTAGAGCCACGGCTTGCCCGTGCCCTGGAACTCCATGGAGTAGGTGGCGTTGTCGTCGTTCGGCGCCTCGAAGCTGTCGGAGGACACGAGCGCGAGGCCCATGCGCAGCGGAACGTACTTGGTGTTCGCGCTCGTGCGGATGCGCTTGCAGACCTTCAGGCACAGGTACTCGCCATCGGCAAGCGCCTTGGCGACGGTCTTCGTGGCGGAGTCGTCGGGCGAGTACAGGCCGTCGATGGATGCGTCCCAGCTCTTGGAGCTGGCGAACTTGAGCGTCCAGCCGCCGATGGCGTCGTCCTTGGTCGCGGCCTCCGTGTTGTCCTGGCTCATGTTGAATTTGAGTCCCTGCTGGCCGCTCACGGCGAGCAGCTCAGTGCCGGTCTTGTCGGTAACGAGGGCAACGATGTCGTTGCCACTGAGGGCCTTGGCGGTTGCTGCGTCGAAGTCGCAGCCGATGAGGTTGGTGTCCTGCTGAGCAGTAGACATCTCGGTTCCTTTCTAGTTCTTGACGCGAAGGCCGTAGCAGACGCGGAACGTGAACTCCGCGATGGCGTGGCCCTCGTCGGTCTCGTCTTTCTTGACGGTCTGCACGCCATTGCAGGTCGTGCGGTAGAGGCTGAACGGCGCGGGAAGCTCGAAGCCCTCCATAAGCGCCTGCTCAAGCCGCTGAACCATGCCGAGCACCTTCGCGTTGCTGTATGGGCGCACGGGCTCGCTGATGCAGTGCACCCACACGGTGATGGCGTCGATGTACATGGTCTTGGTGTTCTCGGGCTGCGTAGATTGCAGCTCTACGCTATAAAGCGGCGACTTGCGGTTCTCGGGGCTGTCGTAGCACGCGGTGCCGGTGCCCGCCTCGATGGCCTCGATGAGGCATCCGAGGAACACCGCGAGGCTTAATCGTTGGAGCATCGCGCCCTCCCTAGAGCTTCCGTAGTTGGTCGATTAGGTCTTGTCTGAATATCGGCTCTTGCGCCTTGACGTTGCGCTGCAGGAATCGCTGCCCCTCCACGTATCCGCCGTTCACCGTGCGGTGGCCGTACTCGACGTGAGGCGCGTAGTCCTTCGCGTATCCAACGGTGTCGCCGGACTGCCCCAACGACATGCGCAGCTCACCGTGTGGCCCACCAGGCCTGGTCTTCTCGGTAGATACGGGCGTTCCGCCGTCCGCTTTGCCACGGTTGTAGATTTGGGCCATGTTCTTCATGATCACGGCCTCGAACCTTACGTGCGAAAGGCGGTTGAGCTTTCCGGCAAGACCGTTCACGTCGCGTATCACGAGGCCCATGGCTTGCACCTCTTGACGCTCACGACGGTTGCGTCGCCGTCGGCCATGACGTTCTCGACCTCGTAAGAAGCCCCTTTGACCTCGACGCCGCAAACGTCGGCGAAGTCGGTTGCCGGGCGCTTGGTGAGCAAAGAGCGCGAAACGCTGTCGAAGGCGTTTCCCGTCTCGGCGCTGCGAGCCTTGTGGCTCGGGCCGAAGCGCACGAAGAAGTCGAACGCCTCGACGGTCGAGCAGACGGGGTTGTGCAGCTCGTCGGTGCCCGTCTGCTCGCGCCTGAACGCCCTGGCCCTGTACCACTTCATCGGCGCGCCCCCATGAACTTGATGCCCTTGGGGCGGCACGCGTCGCGCAGGGCCTCGATGTCGCTCGAATAGGCGGACAGCACGTCGTCGATGAACGAGTTCGACATGCTGCCGCCGTCGGACGCCGACTCGGAGGTGCTGCCCTCGTAGCCGCGCAGGCGCAGGGCCTTCACCGCCGCATCGACGGCGATTGACTCGGCCAGGCGCGGAAGCCGCTCGACCTTGAGGCGGATGAGCAAACGGTCGGTGACCGTCTGGATCATCTCCTCGATGGCGGGGTCGTCGGGCATGGCCTCGTCTGGGAGGTATCGCGCCTTAACGCGGTCTACGAGCGCGGCCATGGGCTAGCCCTCCACGTGGTCGGAGGCCTCAAGGGCCTGCGTGGATGTCGTGTCGATGGTCGCGATGATGTGGCCGTAGACATTGGGCAGCACGGGGATGAACACGCCGGAGGCCTTCGTCCACGTGGCCACGGGGTCGGGGGTGTCCCAGCGGGTGCAGGTGACGAACTGCATCTGGCGCTTCTCGTCGAAAGCGCCGCCCTGCTCAAGCTCCTCGGGGGTGACGCCCCAAAGGCCCGTGCCCACGGAGCCGTCGTAGCCCACGGAGCACATGACGAACTTGTCCTCGGGGAAGAAGCGGCCCTGGGACACGCTGCCACCCTCGGCCCCGATGATGCCGTAGCGCTCCTCGTCAACGGTCAGCGTGAGGCCGTTGAACTGCTGCGCGAGCAGGTTGTTCACCTGCGCCAGGCTGGGCAGGATGCCCGCGCCGTTGACGCCGAAGATGGCCTTCTGCACGGCGGCGTTGCGCTGGATAAGGGAGAACACCTTCTTGGAGGTGACGGCCACGGTCGGGGTCTGCCCCTTGCCCTGCGCGATGGTCACCCAGCCGTCGATGTCTCCCAGGATGTCGGCTTCGGCAACCGCCCACTTGGCCGTGACCTTCTGGTCTTCGGGCACGCCGAAGTCGATTTC